AGCGCCAGCGGGTTCTGGACCAGCTCGCGCAGGCGAGAGCCCAGGGCGATGCCGGGCTTGAACTCAGCCTGTCGAATATCCTGCGCTTTGTCGACCAGCGGGTCGCCGACAGCGAGGCCTCGCTGGAGCGGCTGACAGGTGTCGCGCGCGCCTCCGCCGAGGAAGAGATGGATGTCGCGCGCAAATCCGCCGAGGCGCAGGCACAGATCGCGAAGGAGCGGGTGGACGGCGTCATGGACGAGCTGGCCCGCGAGATCGAGGAGGTCAGGCGCAGCGAGCTGGCGAACGCGCAGCGCGCGGCGCAACTCAAGGCAGGCGTTGCCGCCGACAGCGAGGCAGGGCAGGCCATCGCGGCGCTGGTGGCAGAGATCTTCGCCGAAAAGGAGGCTTCCGAGCAGGCGGCGCGCGCGGCGGAAGAGCGCTCACGCGCGGAGGAGCGTGCGCGCGAGGCGGTCGAGGAGCTGCGCGAGAGCCTGAGCGCCGAGATCGACGTGATGCGCACCGCCGATCCGGTCCTGCGCGAGATGATCCGCCTGCGCGGCGCGCTGGCCGGGGCCACCGACGAGGAGCGCGCGGCAATCGAGGGGCTGATCGCGGTCAAGCGGGTGGAGGCGGCGCTTGGCGACAGCCGCACCGAGCTTGACCGGCTGCGCGACCGTGTGGCCGCCGCGCGTGACCGTTCGACCGCCGAGGCGCGGTTCGGCAAGGGGCCAGCGCGCGGGGCCGAGCGTGAGGCGTTCCTTCTTGCGGCAAACGAGGAGCGCCGCCTGCGCGCGGCGGGGCTTGAGGGCGCAGAGCTGTCGGCGGCAGTCGCGCGGATCCGCGCCGAGGCAGAGGCGGCGCTTGGCACCGCGCCGGATGCATTCTTTGGCACGGGCGAGCGCAAGCGCGGCGGCGCGGGCCGTGTCAAGAAAGAGGTCGATATCGTCACCAAGGTGTTCGAGGAGTTCGGCCAGCGCTTCGGCGGCACGATGGAGTTCTCGTGCCGCCAGATCGAGGAGTGGCGCACCACGACCATCGCACAGCTTCAGGCGGCGGGTATGGGGCACGAGCGCTATGCCGAGATGGTCAACGATATCGCCCGCGACCGGCTCAGGGAGGCCTACGAGCAGGATCTGCAGAACCGCGATGACTGGCAGGCCGGGATCGAGCGCGGGCTGAACGATGTCTTCGGCACGCAGATCACCATGGCCGATATCGCCGAGGACACGATCAAGACAGCGTTTTCGGGGATGGAGGATGCCTTTGTCAGCCTCGCCAAAACCGGCAAGCTCGAGACCGGGGACATGGTGGATTTTGTTCTGCGTCAGCTTTTCCGGCTTGGCGCTGCCGCTGCGTCGGGGACCCTGTCATCGGCGGGGGGTGGTATTTTCGGGAACCTGCTTTCAGCCATCTTTGGCGGCTTTGGTGGTGTCACCACCCAAGCCAGCACCGCCGCTGCTGGATTTCCTCCCGTGTTCGATGGCAACACCGGACAGATCGTGCTGCCGGTTTTCCACGATGGCGGGCTTGTTCGGGACGGGCAGGCGTCGCGCCTTGTCAACCCGGCGGTGTTCGCGGGGGCGCGGCGGCTCCATATCGGCGGGCTGGCGGGCAATGAGGTGCCCGCCATCCTCGAGGATGACGAGCGGGTGATGACGCTGGCCCAGCAACAGGCGACCGCCGCCACGATCCGGGGTCTGGCGCAGCTTTCCACGGCACCGCGCGGGCCGTCGGCGGGTGGCACCGGAGAGGTCGCGCTCAATCTCAGCGTCAACGTGGTCGGGGCGGAGGGCGAGCCGCGCGTCGAGACCAGCCAGAATGGCGATCAGATCGAGCTCGATATCATCTTCAACGAGGTCGAGGGGCGGCTGGGCCGCAATATCGCGCAGGGTCGCGGCCTCGCCCCGGTCATCGGGCATCGGTTCAACATCAGAGGGGGGGTATAATGGCCCTTCAATGGCCCTTGCCGGACCGGTTCAAACCGCAATTCGACAGCTGGCAGTTCCAGATGCCGTCGGTCACGCGGCGCAGCGAGTTCGAGGATGGCGAGGACCGGGTGCGCCGCACCGCGCATTTCCGGCCCGTGCGGCAGCGCTTCAATCTCGACATCCGCCGGTCCGACCTCGCGGTGCTGCGGCGGTGGTTTTACGAGGATATCGACGGCGGCCGGTTGTGGTTCGAGATGCAGGCCCTGGTCGATGATGACTACCAGACCGTCGAGGCGCGCATCATCGATCAGGGCGAGGATGCCTGGACCGGTCGGCTGATCGGCGATTTCGAATACCGCATTTCGCTCGATATCGAAATCCGCCGCCTGCCGCGCCTTGATGACGCGCAGTATTTCTCGCGACAGGGAGAGCGCTGATGCCGCATCCGTCGATCATTGCCAGCTATGCCTATGCCACCGACGATATCGAGATCGCGACCGTCGAGGTGCGCCACCCCGAGATCATCGATCCCGGCACCGGACTGGAAGGGGCTGTCCGGCTGGCGAGCGTCTTTGCCCCGCCTTCCGTCATCGAGGAGGAGCCTTTTTTCGAGGCGCGGCTGGAGGCCGATGCCCCCCTGAACCCCGGCGAGATCGTGTCCTTCAACCGTGCCCCCATCGAGATCGTGCGGCCCGAGAAAACCTCGCTCGGGGTGCCACTGGCGCGGTTCCGCTTCTCGAATGTCGATGCGCGCATCACCCGTGCGCTGATCGCCGCGTCAAAAACCACGGTCCCGGTGCAGATCACCCTGCGCGCCTTCACCATGGCCACGCGCCTGGCCGGTCAGCCCGAGGTGTTGACCGGAATGGAACTGATCGATCCGGTGATCACCGGGACGATCGAGGTCACGGCCCGCGCCCCGGACGTGATCAACACGCCCTTTCACATGGAATTCTACGATGCCCGCTTCCCGCTGCTCGGTCTCTGATATCGCCGCACTGATCGGCACGCCCTGGCAGGCGGGGGCGGTCGGACCCGACGCCTATGACTGCTGGTCAGGCGCGGGCATGGTGCAGGAGCGGTTCTTTGGCCGCTCGCTGCCCGGCCTCGGGCCGGACCGGCGCAAATCCATCAGCGGCGCGCGCATGGCGTGGCGGCGCGCCGGGCGTCCCCGTGACGGCGATCTCATCGAGATGCGGCGGATGGGGCGCGCCAACCATGTCGGTGTCTGGATCGGGGGGTGCGTGCTGCATTGCCAGCGCGGCGCGGGGTTCGTCTATGACCGCCCCGACGCGATCCGGTTGATGGGCTGGCAGATGCGGGTCTGGACACCGGCCCCCGCCGCGCGCCCCTCGCGCCGCGCCCGCGCCCCTCGCGCGCTCTACGTGCCGGGCCTCGATCTGCTGATGTCCGGTGACACATCCCCCGAAGAGCTGATCGACGCACACCGCACCGTGCCGATCGAGGCCCGGACCGGCGAGACCGTCGCACAGGTGATCGCGCGGGCCGGGCTGGGGTCTGACTGCATCGCGGTCTTTCTTCGCGAGGCGGATGACAACAGCGCCATCGACTGGCCGGAGGGTGATGACCCTCAAGCCGCCGAGGCGGTCCTGCGCGCGCTTGGCGCGGTGCGGCCCGAACGCTGGGCCGAGACGCGGATAGGGCGCGGTCAGCGGCTCGTGATCACGCAGGTGCCGCAGGATGGCGGCGGGTCGAACCCTCTGCGCCTCGTGCTCCAGATCGCGATCATCGCGGCGTCGGCGTTCGCCGGGGGACTGTTGGCCCCTGGTCTCGTTTCGGCATTCGGCTTTGCCTCGGAGGCTGCGGCGGGCGCGTTCGCATTCGGTGCCCTCAACATAGCCGGGAACCTCATCCTCAACGCGATCCTGCCGCCGCCCAGCCCGCGCGGCCTGACGGGCTTTGCCGAGGATGTCTCGCCCACCTTCTCGGCGCGCGCCCAATCCTCGATCGCGCGGCCGGGCGCGCCGATCCCGATCCAGTTCGGCCGCCACATCCACCAGCTCGACGATGTCAGCCCGCCCTTCGTGCGCTTCGAGAACAACACCCAGATCGTCTACCAGCTTCTGGCGCTTGGTATCGGGCAGCACCTGCTGGAAGAGGTGCGCCTGGGCGAGACCACGGTCTGGCGCGACGGGGCCCTGACCGGCAACCTGCCGGGCGTCTCGGTCGAGCACATTCTGGCCGGCCAGCCGGTCACGCTGATG